CGGCATGTCGACTGCATCAATCTCGATAAAGCCGCCGGATACCCATGTGCCAATAGTGGCCGTTACCAGGGTGATGGCGGTAGCACCCGTACCTTGATCCTCACGGTAGTAGAAGGCGGTGAGTGATGCAGAGTTGAACACCAGTCCAGGGAGTCCCGCACCCGTCGTGCTCGACGAATCCTGAATGAAGATCAGCACGTTTTGGGATGCCGTCGCCTTTACGAATTGGAACTTAGCCATGGGATTATCCTGCTAAAGGATCGTTGAAGAATGGGCCGCCGCCGCCGAGCCCGTCAAGGTTACTGCGCCGGAAGAGGCCGCCGGCTTGTAGTGCGAACATCGGCGAGAACTTGGCCGCCATCGGTGGCCGGAACGGCGAGAACGGGTCCGCCGACAATGCAGCTATTTCCGGGAATGACATTTGCCTGTCATACAGGAGGAAGCAACCCATCTCCTTCAGGTCGGAAACTTGATTCGACCTGCCGAGACGGAAGGCTTGGTCTGAGACGTTGTACGCACGGTTCGGCGTGGTTTGCGCTCGCAGTATCCCGTCCTGCCAGATTTCGTTACCGCGTGAGCCAACGGTGAATATCCAAACATGCCAGTCGGTATCAACCCCGGTGTCGCCCTCCCAATTGTAGGTGGGTCGTGATCCGCCGGTCTGGTAGGTGAAGAAGACAACCCCGGTACTGAAAGGCAAGTGGCTATCGAATGATCCGACACCGCCGACCGCGTTGACTCCGAATGCGCTGCTGCTTCTGGACGTGATGTCCGTCTTGCGGTAGAGGAGAACGACCGTCAGGAAGCCGTCGGTCGGGACGATATCACTGGCCGACTCGAACTCGACGAACCCATTGTTCGTTGTATTGCGAAGTGCACCGCCGTGGCTACTGCCCACCCACTTAGGTGTTACCCCTGCCCCCTCTGCCCTTAGGATACCGATCCGACCCTTGACAACATCTCGAACAGTCGTACCAGTGCCCTCGGCCAGATCGACAGCGAACACCAGGCCCTTCGACAGGGGGTGATCGCGGTCGTAGCCCGGATACCAGAGTTGTGGCCTACCAGGAAACTTCGGGTGGGATGGCATTACGTCCCAAAGCCCGTGACCTCGATGTACCGAACCCACCAGGCGGTATTCATCGCGGTTACGCCCTCGTTCATGTAGACGACCCGCCACCTCGCGATGCCCGACAATTCAAGCCGCATCGTGAACGTCTCGGCGTCCGACCAGATGAAGTCTAAAGTATCCTTCTGCGTCTCAAGGCCCGGCGTCAGGATGTCGACCGACGTGTTGGTGACAATCTGCTGGATCTGTTGCCACTCGCTGTTGACCTCGACGCTCGCGTCCTGAACGTAGATGTAGTCCTCGGCCGCGAACCCCGTCGTGCTGGACACAGCTAGTACCGTCTCGCCCGCCGGTTCCGTGGCCGTCAGCTGTTCGGTGACGATAGAGGCTTCGTCCACGACAGCGAACTGCGCGACTGACGTCCACGACTCGTCGGTCGCACCGAGGTTTATCTGGACGAAGAACGAGCCGGGGTTCACATTGTCGCCAGCTTCGACGAATGCGTGGTGCATGGTGATGTTGGCCCACAACGCACCGGCCGTTGGCGTGATGGCTGACCCGACATCAGTGAAGGGGTGGTTCTGCTGGTTGTGGGCAAGGGCGTCCGCTACCGCTGCTTGTGTGAATCCTGCCATTAGGCTGCATCCTCCGTGTGGCCGAAGTAGCGAAGACTGGATTTCACTTTGGCCTGCACCGAGGCATTCTCAGCCGCGTAGAACTCTTGAAGAGCAGACCGCCGCAATGGAAGACTGGTGCCGCCACTCTCCATCCGCCAGCTGGACACATGCTCGAATAGCTCCCCGGCATCCAGCTTCGCTTCCGTCGCCGGATCAATCTGGCCCGGTCCGTTGCCGGATGGCATGATGGTACGGCGGCCCGTCTCAGGATCGAGACCGATGCCGCTGTTGACGAGCGCCACCCTGTAGTTGACTCCGGCGGCGTTGGTCCTGTCGGGTATGGGGTAGTGCATGGCCACTTGCCATTCGTTGCTGTTGTTGCCCGCCAGGACGTGAATATTGGCCACGATGGCTTCTCCCTATCAGGGGTTCAGAAGCCTCTCGCGCGCCTGGAGGAATTGAGACAGCTTCTCACGAATCTGTGAACGCTTGACCTTTGCCCGAACCATGTCCGGCAGGCCCCGCATGCGCGGTTGATCGGCCAGCCGGCGATGTTCGTCCAGTCCCAAGTCGTCACTCTTGGGTCCTGGGTTCCATCGAAGAGTATAGGGCTCCCGGAAGTCCTGAGGAATGGCCTCGTGGACTCGCATGAGTTGGTCGAAGCGACAGAACAGCTTCCGGCTCTCGTGCCCATCAGCCGGCGCCTCCGTGATCATCACGTACTGGAAGATCACGGTTTCCCGCTCACAGATCATGCAGTTTGACATCGCCGAGGATCTCCTCTTGAGTTACGCCTGGAGCTGGATGATGCCCTCGGCATTCCACTCGAACGTGACGTCGTTGCCGTTCCCGTCGAAGGGGAAGCCACCGGTGTCCATGAAGGCGAGCGGAAGTGAGAGCGAGAAGGACGTGATGAACTTGAACACGACGATGGCGACTGCCTGCCGTGTTCCCACTCCCAGGTTGCTGAAGACCTCATCGTCTGCATCAAACTCGGAGCGGTTGTTCGCGTCATCCTTGTTCACCACCTCGTTGTCGAGGGTCTGACCGCCGGCCACGTAGCCGGTGCCGTCATACTCGTCGAGGGTGGTGAAGCCGCCCATCGTCGTGACGTCCTCTTCGGTATCGGTCGTGGTGTTTGACATCACGATGATCATCCGAACGTCGTCCGTGGCGTTGAGGTCGAGCTCGGCCTCCATGAAGGCTCGAGTTGCCTCGGTGTATACAAAGTTGGCCATCCGGCGGTTCTCCTGCTCGAAAAAGGACCCGGAGGAACCGAAGCCCTCTCCGGGCCCCTCCCCCGACCCGTATTAGTCCAGGATGCCGTCAGCGCACGCGAGACCCTTCTCGGAGAAGAGCGCGAGGCCGGCGTACCACTTGACACGCCAGATCCGCTCGTCTCGGGTCTCGGATTCGCCGACGTCAACCACGTTGACGCCCGACTGCCGATCTGCGGTCAGCCCTGCGATGCCGTGCTGCCTCGACCCATCATCCAACGTACCAGCGAAGATCGTGGTGGTGTCGGTTGACCCACCCTTCGTCTGGTTGATTGGAATGTAGTCGTTCCGGAACATCGGAACGTCCCGGTAGGCCGGCACCCGCTGGCCGCTGGGCAGCTCGACCACGTCGCTGATGGAAGCCCCACCGAGGGCACGCAGCAGAGCCATGAAGGCTCGGATGGTGCGGGCGGGCATCGCGAAGTAGTCAACCTGACCGTCCTTGTCCACGACGAGGTCCAAGAGCTCATCGAGGATCGAAAAGGACAGCGCGGATCCGTTCGCACCGGTGTTCACCGTCTGCGAGGCAGCGCACAGGTTGAGCAGTCCATCGAACTGCGAACCCGTACCTGTGCCGTTGATCAGCATGTCCTGGAACTTTCGACCCGCGTGCTTTGCCTTGGAGGCGATCTGCGTCGCGGTCTGGTCATTGCCGTCTCCTGACCGAGTGGCCTGGATCAGGCCGTTGACCTCGGCATCGCCGAGGATCGTGGTCAGAGTCGAGGTCACCTGCGTGAAGGTCGCAGCAGCCTTGGCGTAGCCGGCGCCGCCGCCAGCTCCCTGGGCACCTGTGCCCAGGTCGGTCGTCAGGTCGTCTCCGACGCTGGCCGACACGATACCACCAATGACGTTCTCGCGGTTGTACGCGAGAGCATTGCCTTCGATCCCGTCGAACGGGAGGACCTCGAACATGCGGTTGACCGTGATGATGTTCTCGATGACGCCGGCGACGAGCTCGTCCTGTGCGAGCTTGGCCGACTCGGGAAGTGTTACACTGGCCATTTCCTTGTGGCTCCTTGGGTGTTTGAACGGTTGTTCCGGCCGTGCCTTGGATCACCCGTGGAGGCCGCGGTCTCGAGGGTCACCCTC